TCTCCAGCCTGCGCACGCGTAAGACGTTCGCTGGACACCGCCACAAGATCGCCGAAAGTCGGGATAAACCCCTCCATCTCGGTGGTAAATGTGATCGGTTTACGGCGGTATCGGTTACATGCCGCGATGTACATCCCTTCGCGGTAAGCTTGATCGTGAGAGGTGCAGCCAAACAGTTGTACTTTTACCGGGGTCGCTGATGCAGATCCTGGTAATGCGGCCGTTACTTCAGCGTTGCTCCAGGTGGCGGAGTTGAAATATTGAACTGTTACCGCATCAGCGGTCGCTTCAGTTGGCATCAAGTAATCAATTTTGAGCGTACCGCGTACCGTGTTACGCGGGGAAAATAACGCTACTGGAATAGATTGAGCCTGATCCCGGACGATCTGTACGGCACCGCCTTGCTGGTATGGCTTGGCGCGACCGACGCGCGCCAGTTGAGTTAGCCCTTCCCACAGAGTCATCGTATTGTCGAATCGCCCGTCAAAAGTATCTCCGCGTGCTGTCCAGATGGCATCCAGCGTATACAGTTGTGCCAGTGGTATCTGTGCATCAGCAAGTTTTCCGCCGTAATCCGCGCGAGCGGCGTCGGCGAATGCCCAGGCGATAGAACGCGTTGCAACTGGTGCAGACCATCCGGAAGTTGGGTTCCAGACAGGTAACTTTCTGGTACAGATTATCGCAATCTTGCGGGTCGCTTGAGCTGATAAATTGTTCGATGCTTTCATCCGCATTGCGATCAACGTCAAGTTTCCATATTGCTGGCTCCCTGGTAGATAAGCACGTAGTCCGACCCAGCTCAAATCGTGCCCGGCACGGGTAGATGTGTCCTGCGTATCTGTACGCGTCAGTCTCACCTGATAGCGTGCCTGCGTAACAGCGTAGCGATAACTGCGACGCTGAGCGGTATTGGTGGCCGCTGTAATTGTTTCGGTACCTAATATAATCCAGCTTTCTAGCGATACGCCATTACTATCTATCGTCTGTGCTTCCACAGTAAACGTAATGCTTTTACTGCTTAATCCGCCTGAGTCTGTAGCGTAAAATAAACCCTTTGGGCAGACAACATCGATTCCGATATAGTTGGCTAGAGTCCCGGAAGCATTGGCGATAAATGGGCCAAGCCCGGTATCGGTTAATGCGGTCTGTCCGGACACCACCAGTGATGTAACTACGTTGGCCGGAAATAGCGATACAGTTCCGCCGGGCGGTACAACCTCATAGGTAATCTCTTCAAAACTGGAAATTGGTGTATCTGCGATATTGATCGATTCAATACTGTATTCACCTTGACCCAATACCAGTAGCTGATATACGAACTGCTCATTACCGACAAACTCAGCGTATGGTTGCGCAGCAAAGTCAGGATAAGCAAGATGCCGGCCATACTGTACCGGGATCGATGCGCCAAGGCGTGCGCTGTTACCTTGCGCGCCGAGTGAGTAGGTTGGACTGGGAGCGGCAAGCGCGGCAGCTTGCTGCGTAGATGGCGGGCGAGGCGGCGGTAAAATTGCATTGATCAGCGCAGATCCTGCCATAAATGCAGCGGTTCCAAGCATTGCACCGCCAAGCGTTCCTGCCATCCCGGCAGGCATCCATAATGCAGCTCCTGCACCCATCGTAAAATACGTGAGGGCAATCATTGCGACCATTTGTAGCGGATTACTACCACCACCGCCGCCTCCTTGCGGCAAGGTGATAAAAGCCACAATATCGCCGGGCGATGGGCGATTATTCCAATCCTCACGTAATACTGGATCACCGTTGATCAGGCAGATAAATGGTAGGTTTGTTTTAGGCGCTAACGCGGAAATTCTCACTCGTCTAGATCGTGTGCTAATACTGCGATCTTGCAACGGGTTGAAAGGGTTGCGCGCATAGACGACGGTATAATTTTTTATAGTCATGTTGCATCACCGGTGAAACGATAAAATTCCAGCGGGTGCCAGCCCATACGTTTGAGCACCGGCAAGGCGGTGCAGACTACGCCGGCGCCGCGCACTGCATGGAGCACTCGTCCACCGTCAATCTCCAGATAAATTCCTACGTGATCAACCTGATTACCCTTATGCGTCAGCACGCAGTCGCCATCAATCTGCCCGTAGATAAGTTTCCAACGGGATTTTTCCGGGTGGTTTTTGAAAGCGTTGCCAACAGCTGCCAGATCATCCGCATCTACATTGATGATCGGTAGTTCACGACCATAATGCTCACGCTGCACGTGGCGCACCAGCGCCCAGCAGTCAAATGCATCAGGCCCTTGAGCGCCGTTTTCCCAGGGAAGGCCGATGTAATCATTCGCCCAGTGAGTCATTGCACCAGCCCAGGGAAGCGCGTTGCCGTGTAACTCTCACCGGGGAATGCTTTATTCGCGTAATCACCCAGTTGCGCCCGCGCGGTCAGGCGGAACTGATCGGCACTGATGCTGGTGATAGTTAGCGTCATCGGCGGATTCATCTGCGGTGCCGTCAGATCGTTCGACAGATAGGGTCGATACGTCACTTGAACCTTATCGGTGGTGGCTAGCGCGGCATTAATACTGTCCTCGATCTCCATACTTACATTGTCGATGGTGATCACCACCTCAGGAGCTGCACCCGCATCTACAGTCTCCAATACGATATCGAAGGCGTAACCGATGAAAAGTACCGCTGTACCGGAATCAGCCGGGGCCCCATCCTCCAGCGTGCAGGTATGATCGACGTGATCTAACACTACGCGCAGCGGTTGGGTAAATGCAGGATGACGAAACTCGAGCGTAGTCAGCGTCACTACATCCGATGGCGCTGCGGCATAGGCCTCTTTGATCGCCTGAGAAAGAAAGGTATTTGGCATTTTTTACAGTCCAAGCTTCGCTTTTTCAGCGCGACCCCACGCGCGGCAGTCTTCAACAAATGCGTTGTAGGTATTGAATTCGGTTGATGGCGCGGTACGCAGCAGTTTGATTTCATCCGCAGTTGTATAACGCTCAGCAATTGCATCTGCAACGCGCTGATTAATCAATCGGATGTGCGGACTCGCCGCTTTCAGTTCTGCAACAAGCTCGGGTGCAAGAATGGCAGGATTGATAATGCTCAAAGCGATTTCCTCCGGCTGCTCGATAGGCAGGATGACATCATCAGGAAGGCATACGTAAGTCACCCCATCGGGCAGAGTGGCCAGCTCAACGCCTATCTGGTGGCGATCCTCACCTTCAGGAAGGTGCAACGTGCGCGTTACTAACTGGTCGATATATTTTCTGTAAGAGACGATGGTCGGCATAGTTTTGCTCCTTTGATAAGCGCAGCATGTGCTGCAAAGAATGGGTGCGCTGCGCGTGCCCAAGAATTGATATGGCTGAATCTGTTTTTCCGTTTCGCAAAGCAATACGGTAGTTATAAAGGCTATGGCGGCGGATAAAGCGCTTGCTCACCCAGGTGCGATAGCCCACGAAGTTGATGCCGCGCGACACGGGCGCGATGGTTGATTTTGATAATTCCAAATTCAGGTTATCGCGGATAAATTCGATGATGTGCGCCTGGCACTCAACGGCGTAATCATGCGTGATCCCAAATAGCACGAAGTCATCTACATACCGGCAGTAACGCTTAATACCCAGCTCACGCTTGATAAAGTGGTCGAGCGGATTCAGATAGATCAGCGCGTAAAGCTGAGATAGCAGGTTCCCGATAGGTATCCCAACCGGCTCGCCATGGTCAGCGAACGCCATCATCAGATCGATCATGCGGGCATCTTTAATCTTGCGCTCGATCAGCGTGCGCAGAATGCCGCGATCGATGCGGTAAAAAAACTTTCTGATATCGAGTTTGAGTGTGTAACTTCCGAGCGGGCTGGCCTGCAAGGCGGCCTGCGCATAATCAGCTGCTTTATGCGTTCCCTTGCCGATTCGGCACGCAAATGATTGATCGATAAATACTCGCTCAAAGATCGGTGATATCACCCGGTAAATGGCATGCTGCACCACTAGATCACGAAACGCTGGTGCATAAATGGTGCGTTTCTTTGGCTCATGCACCACAAAGGTGTAATAAGGGCGAGGGAAATAACTACCATCACCCAGCTCGCGATGTAACTCATCCAAATTACTGGCTAGATGCTTCTCAAACTTAAAGCAGGCGCGTTTGCCGTGTTTATGCCGTGCAGCCATGTGAAATGCATGCCGCAATGCTTCCAGCGTCAATGTGCGTGCATATAAATTTCCGATGCGCTTCATATCGTCTGACCTTCGA